GTCTTACTGATATTAACCAGTAATAGAACCGATAGTCTGACTGATACTTGCACCGAAACCGACACCAGCAGTTTGACCGCCAGCTGGTAACTGTTCAGCATTGTCGTAACGAATGCTTAGAGCAACTGTCATTGGATCGCTTGAGTTATAGTTTAGTTCGCCATAATCTACAGAACTTAGGAAACAGCCATAAAGAGCCCATGATTCAAGCACGTTCGGAGTTGCAGCTCCGTTGCCACCATCAAGGATATCAATTTGAAGTTGGAACTTGTAATCAATACCTGATGCTGCACTTGCTTGTTCTTGGAAGTCAAATTGCTTCTGAATCTGTTCGCCAACCATCTTAGAGATGTTGCCAGCAGAGTCGTCACGCAATGTAACAGATGTTTCGTCCCATTCAGGCTTACCTTGAAAGTAAACCTTGCTGTTATAGATATCAACTGTGACTGGGTTAAACTTAACGCTTGGACGTTTAGCATCCTGAACTTGCTTGGTCAACTCAATCACGTTGTTTGTACTCACGCCGAAGTTTACGAAACTTAGACGAAAGCGATATTTCAGCTTTGGCATCAACAGACCCTGACTGGTCTGGCTTGCGCCACCAGCCAACGGGACTGTGAAGTTTGTTAAAGATGCTACTGCCATTTTGTTATTCTCCTATATGTTTATTTATCACCAAAATTACTTGCCACCCAACTTGGCGATATCACCAGGATTGAACAAGCGGATTGGGATATAGATAAACTCTACGTCTTTCATCGGCTCAATAGCAACGTCTGCGTACAATTGATTGTTTGCAATACGATCTGGAGTGTTGTTTGTAGTGTCGCAAACTACCAAGTAGTCATATATACCACGTTTAGCAACTAGATCGTTCAATGCACGATTCAACATACCAGCGAATTGATCACGAGTGATCTTGTCGTTTGGTTCAAACAAGAATGCATTACCTGCACTGCTAAAGATTGTACGAACGTAGTTAACAAGACGAGACACGTTAACACGGTCCATGCTTTCTGTGTTAGGATCACGAGTCTTTTGACCCCATACAACTAAACCGATACCTGGAATAATTGTGATTGGGTTAATCTTCAACTGATACAAGCTATCACGTAGAGCTTGACTTACACCAGTGCGAACGAATTCACCTGTAGTGTAGTTAATATAACCAAGATCAGTAGCATTGCTTACTAGACCGCGACGAGTGCCTGCTGGAGCGAACCATGGGTAAGCTACATTGTCGTTGTACAAGTATGTGCGTAGAGCCATGTGACTTGCTGGAACCATAATTTCGTTACCATTCAAATCTGAACTCAAGCCACCTGGATAGTAAACAGCCAAGTATGGGTCAGCAGTTGCAAGACCGTCACCGTTAGAGTTGTTACTCCAGTTAGTGATATCAACAACGTTTGTGCTCAAGCCCATTGGAGTATCACCAATGATGAATGCTGTGTTAGCACGATCATTGTTCAACGATACCATTTCATCAATCAACTCTGGATATCCAGGAGCTGCGATCAATTGGAACTTGAATTGTTCTTCACGAATCTCTGTATTAGACGAGATTGCTGCTTGCATTGCTGCAACAACGATCTTACGTTGAGCTTGGTGACCAGCGTATGGGCTACCATCATGCTTTAGACCACTTGCTGTTACCCATGTACCAGTTTGCAATGGGGCCCAGTATGTTGGACTAGATGCTGGAGTATTGCCAGTATTGCTACCCAACAATGATACGTAGATTGTTGTACCAGATAGTACAAATGCGCCCTGAGCGTATGTGCTTGAACCATTGTATGCTGCAACGTTGTCAACATTGCTATTGAAGTAATCAACAACAAACTTCTTAACGTTATAACCACTACGACGAGTGTTCAACAACAACATACCGCGTGGGTATAGCAATGGATTAGGAGCATCTAAATCAAGATAGTTGCTTGACAACAATTCTTGTGTAGTGATTTCTGTACCGCTTGCTGGATCGTTAGTACCAGTGTTATCCCAACGTGCGTCAGCAAACAAGATACCGTTTGTACTGATTTGGTCAGTGTTATCAATCTTGACCCATGCACTGCCGTTCCAACGACTTAGACTTGGCCAGTTCTCAAGATCACTTGTATTCAACCACAAGTCACCAGGAGCAACAGCAGAGCCATCGTTTTGTGTCATAGGAGCAACTGCTGCTGCAATTACGCCGTTTGCATCTGTGTTACCTAAATTGTAACCACGTGCATCAATACCAGCTACTTTGTAGCCTTTCCATGCTGTACCTGTGTTGACCATGATATCAACAATTGTTGGATCACTGTAGTACCACAATGTACCGTCAACTGGATCAGCCACTGGAACTGTGCTGCTTAATGTGTAGACCGCGTTGCTGAAACCACTTAGAACTAGCACAGCAGTCGTAGGATTAGAACCAATTGCACGAACGTTCTTGACTGTGACTAAACCACTTGTTGCAAAACCTGCAAGAGCTGGAACGTTATACACCCCGCCCAATGGAGTGAATACGATTTGACCACCAGCAGTATGTGTCACTGTGATAGAACCATTTGCGTTAACTTGTGCAGTTACTGGAAGCGATGGGCTGATAGAACCTGCAGCGGCCTGTACAGCAGCAACAAAATCAGATGCACCAGTACCGTTAACTGTTACAGTCACTACAGTAGGGGTAGATGCTCCTACTGTAGTAGCACCCATAACAAATTGTGAACCAGAAGTCCAACCCAAGTTGTTTGCGTTAGCTGGGATGCTTGAAGTTGCACTCACAGCACCTGCAACAGTACGTACACGCGCTCTCCAACCTGCATAACCCATGACGCCGATGTTTGTACTATTAGGGTCTTCACGCATAAAGATTGTGCCGACAGGAATATTCAAGCCGCCGCCCAATGGATCAAGACCATAAATCGCAGTGTTGTCGTTTGAATATGAGTCAACTGCCAAGCTGTTCCACAAACCTGTTGTAGCATTGTATTGTTTGAATACAAAGTTAGAGCCGCCACCAGTTGCGCCAGTCTTCAACCATACAGAACCGTTAGGAGCTGCATTAGTGTCGTTAGAAGTCCAGTATGGAACTTGAGCATAGTTACCGTAACCAGCTGGGTTAGTAGTACCTGGCTGAGTTGTAGTTGCAGCAGATTGAATCAATGGGCTGATATATGTACCAGCAGTGATACCAACAGCTTGCAATAGAGCAACGTTAGCAGTATTGTTCCAAGCAGGATCTGGAACGATAGAAATCTTACCATCAACGCTTGTACCACCGCTTGCACTGTTACCTGTGCTATACAATGCCAACTTACCATTGATAACGTCTGCGCCAACGCCTGGAATGCCCATGTCGTTGATAGCGATAGCAACGTTGCCCATATTGTATGTAGGACCAACAGATACTGTAACACGAGTACCGTTAACAAAAACGTTACTTGTTGTTGGCAATGTCAATTGAGAAGTAGGTGTTGTACCTGTTACAACTGGATGACTTGCGTGCCATGCAGGAGTACCAACTAGAACCCAAGAGTTATACAAAGAACCGTTAGTGTATGTAGACATTAACTGGTTGCTTGGTTGTGAAGCCCATTGGTGATAGTTTGTATTACTGATGCTGCTACCAGCTTTCAAATACACACGATTAGAACCGTCAGAAGTAACAACAGAGTACTTACCGATAGAACCAATGCTTTGCAATGGAGTATATGCAGTAGTGAAAATACCTTGCACGTTAGCAGTTGTAACACTAGTCACATCGTTAACAAGCAATGGAGTTTGTTGAGTGAATGTTTGTGCGTCTGCGCTCCACTCATAGATACCCCATGTAGTGTCAGCAGTGTCAAACCAAACTGTTCCGTCTGGAACTGGGCTTGTTGGGCGAACGCTTGTGCCATGCAATTCATTCAAGTCAATGTCAGCACGAATAGCGTACAATTGATTGTTTACACCCAATGCGCTGTAAGCAGCCATCAAACCATATTCATTCAATTCGTTGCCATGCAATGGAGTACCCGAGCTACTTTGTTGGAAAACTGGGTAACCCATAGCTGTACTCAACTCACGTTGACTACCGAAAATTTGCAATGCGCCTGCGTTTGCTTTTGTTGTGCCTGTTGCAAGGGCACCATTAATTGTTTTGTCTTGTGCAGTAGCCATAACAACCAACGGAACTGTTCCGACTGCGTTGCTAATATACTGACTTTCATCTGTTACAGTTAACTGTAAGCCTGGAGATACTAAAGCCATAGTAGACCTTCC